CTGTCATTACAGGTGCAAAGATCATTCAGGATGTTCTTGCTATGAAGCAGGCAAGCATTGATGCTTACCACTATGGGCCTTGGATGCTCTACATTCCGACTGCCTACGAAACTGTCCTTGACTCGGATTACGATACGTCCACTCCTGGTACTACGATTCGGGAGAGGATTATGAAGATCGAAGGTATCAAAGGAATCAAGGTTATTGATGTGCTTGCTGCCAATAACGTGCTCCTTGTGCAGATGACTCCTGACGTGGTCCGTCTTGTGAAGGGCATGGCTATTCAGAACGTGGAATGGCAGACTGAGGGACGCTTCATTAATAAGTACAAGGTTATGACGATCCAGGTTCCTCAGGTTCGTTCTGACTACAACCAGAAGAGCGGCATCGTTCATCTCGCTCCTAGACCCTAAAGGTTAATATCAGGCTAATCACGCCTATATAAAGGAGGCATGTAAAAATGGTTGAAAGTAAGGCAGTAAAGAAAAAGGTAGTAAAGAAAAAGGTTGTTGAAAAGAAAGAACCTGAAATTACTACTTCCAAAACTGAGGTGATTACTCCTCAGATTGTTGTTACTCCTCCGGGAATGTGCACATGGAGGAAAAAGGAGGGTGCTACATTCAGGCTTAGTAATGGTAAGAAAGTAAAGCCGAATGAAGTATTCAAGGCGTATCCTCGTGAAATTCCGCCTGCATTTCGTGACCTGTTTGAATTGCTCGAAGGTGACGAGAATGCTGTGGAACGAGTGATTACCGCTCCTTCTAAGTTTGCTATTGGTGAACGTGAAGACGGTATGTTTGATGTAGTTGATCCTGACGGTAAGTGTATTAATGATGCGCCGCTCGGTAAAGAGGATGCCGAAAAACTGCTTATAGCACTCTCTACCTGATATTATGCGGGCGTGGAATACTCCGAGGATATGGGATAAAGGTGAATGTTGGATAATAGGAGGAGGTCCTTCTATTATGCGACAGTTCCATATTCCTGAGAATGTGATTGAAGCGGTTAGAGAGAAAATATTGCCGCTTTCTGCATATTCTCCGTATATGGAAAGCATTCATTCTAAGCATATCATCGGAGTAAACATGGCATTCCAGCTAGGAAATTGGGTTGATTTTTGTTTCTTCGGAGACGATGGTTGGTTTCGGGACCATAGAAAAGAATTAGCCCAATTTACTGGTGTAAGGGTATCTTGCGCACCTATGTTCAGTAAAAATACGTACCATGCGGATAATGGGGAACGTATTAAGTACCTAGCACAGGATCCTAAAAAATCACACGGTATTAGTGAAGTACCCTACACCGTATGTTGGAATGCAAATAGCGGAGCGGCGGCAATCAGCCTAGCTTCTCATCTAGGTGCTAAAAAGATTGTTCTGTTAGGATTTGATATGCAGTTAGATCCTAATGGAAATAGTCATTGGCACAAAGAGTATCAAATGAATCCAGCAAAACGATCCGTGTTCCCTCGACACCTTAGAGGGTTTCCAATTATCGCCGCGGATGCTAAACGGATGGGAATTACGATATTGAATGCGTCCCCTGAAAGCGCAATAGACGATTTTCCTAAAATGACAGTGGAGGCGATATTGAATGGTTCTCCATAAAAACAATATCGCGGTTATAGGACATGGTCCTAGCACTCGCGGAAGGAAACTAGGCAGTTTCATTAACCTTTGTGATACGGTCATTCGCATGATCGAATGTGATTGGCAGGATGCGGAAGATTACGGTAGTAAATATACGATCGGTGTATATGCTACGGGAGGATCTGACGATTTTACAAAGGTGATTGAACGAAAGCCTTCTCTTTGCTGGTGGGTGTACGTTGCGGCTGGAACCCGTCCTTCTACGGCGATGAATGATGATACAGTCGATGCTCCAGGTGTTGCGGGTCGTCCGATACGGTGGTTACGAAGAACCGTATGGGATTGGATTGGCGAGAATAAGAAATTCTCTAGAGGTACTGCTGCCGCGATTGCGTCTATGGCGCTCCTAAAACCCACTACAGTTCATTTAGTTGGGTTTGATGATGTTGCAAGGGGTGGAATGCTGAAAGGAGCATATCATCCTCCTGAGTTGCAACAGTACCTCAAAGAACAAGGAAAGACACTTGCCAGAAGTGAAACAGACCATGACTGGAAGAATGAAGGTACCGTACTACAACGTGCCGCAGACTATTACGGAGTTGAGGTGAATTTTCTATGAAGACAATATCAGAGGAATATATTCGCCTTAATTCTGAGGTACACAACCAGCGGAGAGGGTACGGTAATTCAGCCAATCGGTTTGCTAAGGACATTGGGCTTGTTTTGCATCAGTTCCATACTATGTCTTTTCTGGATTATGGATGCGGAAAAGAATCTTTGATCCGTTGTATTACGAAGGACTATCCGTATCTTGCCCAGAGAGCAAAGTATGGTGCATACGATCCAGCTATACCGCACCGGTCCGTTAAGCCGGAAGAGCAGTATGATATGGTTGTTTCTACAGATGTTCTTGAACACATTGAACCTGAATATCTGTCAGCCGTGCTGGAAGAGATCAAAGGATATGCTAAAAAAGGTGTCTATCTGAATATCTGTATGCGCCCGTCAGGAGATATTCTACCTGATGGTCGAAATGCCCATCTGATCGTTAAAGATGCTCCGTGGTGGCGTGAAACACTATCCAAAGCGTTTGAAGGATGGACACTGGAAGAACGGGATGTACTTGACTCTTGGCGCAATTATACAGCAGTATTGACACCACCTAAGGTTCAAAAGCCACTAAATATCGTCTGTTTCTACTGGAAAGGTACGAGTAGTCGGTACCCAGGATGGGACGATGTGGATTTGGCAAAGATTTATGTCAACAATCTGTATAATGGCGTCCGTCGAAATTTGAACAAGGATTACAAGTTCATCTTGTTTTCCAATGATATTGAAGATGGGTTGGATCCACATGTAGAGATACGTAAGTTCCAACCCATGTCGTGGACGGGTTGTAATCCTAAATTGTATGTGCATAGCCCAGATGCAGGATTAGAGGGAAGGGTGCTTACGTTTGATCTGGATACTATCATCGTAGGAGACCTTACTGATTTCGCAGAATACGATGGGGCTTTCACTACACGGATGGAACCCAACACAAGAAGAGTTACAGCAGGAGACTTGCTAGGATTTGAAGCAGGTGAAACCTATCAACTGTGGGGGAATTACAAGAATATCTCCAAGTATGCTGAAAAGTATCAAGGAGATGAAAGGGAGATCTACAAACTTCTTTGGAAGCATCTGTTGTATTGGCAAGAAGAAATACCTGGGCAGTTGGTTTCTTATAAGGGTGACGTGCGCCCTAATCAGAACAGACTGCCTAGAAATGCAAGAATTGTAAGTGCGCATGGTAAGCCTCGTCCGCATGAGATCAATGCGGAATGGATTAAATCGTGTTGGTGGGGAAAATGAAACATTATGTGGAATCCCCTATCATTGTAACGGGTTGCCCACGAAGCGGAACTAGCATCATTTCTGGGATGTTAGAAATATGCGGTGCATTTGCAGGAACTATTCCACAGCCTACGAAACACGAAACAAGAGGCATGGGAGAGAATCGGGTTATATATGAGGATGTTGTTAAACCGTATATTCAGAGTTTGCAAGCAGATCCATCTGGACAATGGCCATTGATGGATTCTGAAAAACTGATGATTCCTATCGACTGGGAATCAATGATTTCAGACGCCTTGCACAAGGATGGCTATATGGGAGGCAAATGGCTATATAAGAGCAATACTGCGGCTCTTATGTGGAAAGTGTGGTCCTACGCCTATCCTAGCGCCAAATGGGTCCTAGTACGCAGGCGTACAGGTGACATAGTTTCTTCATGTTTGCAGACCTCGTATATGAAAGCATTCAAAAACCCTGCATATCGTAAGGAAATTGGAGCGGAAACAGAATCAGAAGCATGGATCCATTGGGTACATAAGTATGAAGAAGCCTTTGTAGGGATGTTGACTGCGGGAGTTAATTGTAAGGTTGTCTGGCCGGAAAGATTCGTAAGAAACGATTATCAACAGTTGTATGAAGTAATTGAATGGGTAGGGCTTGAATGGAAATCTTCTGTAGCAGATTATCTAGACCCAAAGCTATGGAAGAATGAACGGAAGGAGGAGTGCTGATGGCTAGAGTAACTCCAGCGGAAGTAAAATTGATCCTTCCTGATTCGGAACTGACAGATCCTGTTCTTACCGCATTTATCACCAGTGCAAATAATCTTGTGAATGCGGTTCTTACAGAATATCTGTCGGAAACAATGCTTACTGAAGTAGAAAAATGGCTGACCGCGCACATGATTGCTTCCACAGTTGAGAGAATGGCAACTAGGGAAGGAGCCGGCGGTGCAGAAATTTACTACACGGGTAAGTACGGACAGAATCTAACATCCACACCATACGGCCAGATGGTGCTGTCGTTAGATCCATCAGGAAGAATGGCGGCTCTAGGTGGCAAGACTGTCACCATGATCGCCATTAAGAATTTTGGTTGATGGCTAGCGGGCTTATCAAGTTCATAAAAAAAGTGTGTGTTCAGTCTGCCGTCTATTGGGGAGCACCGAAGCCCGATGGATTTGGCGGAATGACGTATACTTCTCCCGCAGAAATAAAATGTCGGTGGACAGATAAAGTGCAGGTAATAAAGTGGCAAAGTGCGTATGTTCCTACAAGCAACGAATTTATTTCTTATGCGGAAATCCTGTTGTATGATGATGTGGAGCTTCAAGGTGTGTTATGGCTTGGTTCTCTTGCATCCTTGTCTACCGCACAAAAAGCCGCTCCACTCACAATACCTGGCGCACGGGAAATAAAGACACTGGAACGGGTTCCTTTGTTCAGATCGTCCACGGAATTCGTAAAGAAGGTGTATCTGTAATGGCATACGCGGTATGGAATGGTTTGCCAAAAGTGCTTCAAAATCTAAATGCTCAGGTAAAGAAGATACAAGGACGGACGTTAATCGGGCTGATACGCGGTGCATCAATTATCAAAGATACGATGGATTCTATGCCTCCTGTTATACCTGTTGATACAGGGAATATGCGCCATAGTTGGTTTGTTGTCACGAACAATGGTGGTGTTCGGGCTGGAAAGAATCCTAGTTTTCTGCCGGGTCCGTATAATGACCGAGATGTTGCAAAGCTAAAGAGTGACCACGCTAAGGCGATTTCAGTATCCGCTTCTATGATTAAAGGTAAAGAACCGGCGGTAGCATTCGGTTTTTCTGCCTATTATGCGATGTGGGTACATGAAAACGTAGGCGCACATTTTACAAAACCGGGTTCTGGTGCTAAGTTTTTTGAAGCAGGAATAAAAAATAGTACCAAACGAGTATTGAAGGTGATACAATCGGAGGCGAAAATACGATGAATGCTCCTTCTATTGATATAAAGGATATTTTAGCGTATATTCCTCCTTCCGAATCATCTAGTGGATACGATCCTGTTAATGAGTTTGGATTAACATTCGGATCAAATTTATTTGTAGGACGAGAGCCTGCACAACCAGACGAAACAGTTACAATTTTCGACGTTGTAGGATGGGTGCCTCAGCTTACCTTTAACAAAGAAGAGATATACGAGTACCCGGCTGTTCAAGTAAGAGTTCGTTCCAGATCGTATGTCACTGGTTGGAATCTTCTTGAACAGATTGTACGGAGGTTACATGGGATTACTCAGGAAACATGGAATGGGACATTGTATAGTGTAGTGCGGTGTTCCAGAGCACCGATGCTCTTGGATTGGGATGAAAATGCAAGAGTGCGGTTAATTGCTAGCTTTGAAATTCAAAGGAGGAGTGCTTAATATGGCAATCGCTGGTGTTGGAACAGTATTCAACCGTTGGGACCCTACATCGGGATCGTCGGGCGGATGGAAAAAAATTGCGGAGATTAATAATATCACTGGACCCGGTATGTCGAGGGATACGATTGATACTACTACTCTTGATACTGCGGGTGGATATCGGACATTCATCACAGGATTCAGAAATGCGGGCACCATGACCCTTGCGATGAATTTTACTCAGGCAACCTATCTTCAGATGAAGGCAGATTTTGAGAGTAATGATCCTGTTGCTTATCAGGTCATTCTTCCGGATGATGAGGAAACTGTGATCGAATTCGATGGACTTGTTACTGAAATTCCGTTGACGATTCCTACGGATGACAAGATTACTGCGGATGTTACGATTCAGATCAGTGGCCCTGTTGATGTATACAAGGGCAGTAGTGGAATGTAATTAAGAAAGGAGCCTAATCATGGCATTTTTGAACAGGGAAGAACTTCTTAAAAAAGCGCAGTTTAGAGTGGAACGAGTAGATTTTCCTAATGGAGATTTTGTATTTGTTCGCCAAATGTCTTCTAAGATGAAAGATCAGCTAGAAAATTCGGTTCTTAGGCGTAGTATTGACAAGAACGGACAGGTACAGTTTGAACAGGATCTTTCAGGATTCAATGCAAAAGTAGCGGCACTTTCTCTTTGTGATGAAGAAGGTAATCTGCTTCTTTCTCTAAGGGATGCAGACCTGCTTGCAGAGAACAAACCCGCAGAAATGATTGATACCATTTCTCTTAAAGCAGGTGAACTGAACGGCATTTCTGTCAATGCGAAAGAGGAAGCAGTAAAAAACTCCGAGAGCGACACACCCGAAGATTCCTCTTCAGGTTGTGTCGAGAATTAGGATACACACACCCTAACGATTTGCTGGAATGCCTCTCACTTGAGGAACTACAAGAATGGGAGGCATTCGATTCCTTAGAGCCTGTGGGAAGATTAGAAGAACGAATGGAATATATGTTTGGGATGGTTTGTGCAGTTATCACAAACAATATTGCCGCCATATTCGGTAAGAAGGGTTCTAATCAGACTACAGTAACTCCAGCAGATTTCATGCCTAAATGGGGTGTATTTCCTGAAGAAGTAAAAAAGGAAAAACAGATACAATCTGTTGAGGAAATGAAACAAATACTGCTTTCTATGGCTAAAGCACAGAATGCTAAACATCCTAGAGAAAGGAGGCGAAAATATAAATGATTGGCTCGTTTGCACTTGGCACTCTTGTAACTACACTTAGTGTTAATTCAAAACCACTGTTGACTGCGGAAAAGCAGGTAGCCACATTTGCTAATAGAACGAATACGTTGATGGCGTCTGTTCGTAGGACAATGATGACCGTATTCGCTACTGTTGGTGTGGGCCGTCTTGCTAAAGGATTTCTTGATGCCGCCGTATCTGTGGAAAATTACAAAGTATCTTTGAACGCTGTTATCAAGGACGCACAAAAAACGGAAGCTGTATTCCAAGACCTTTTCAAATGGGCGGCCATCAATCCTATTGATACGGATGATGCTATCAAATCATTCGTTCGTCTGAAAACAGCTGGTGTGGAAAATACACGTGCCGCTGTTGCTGCCGCGGCAGATGCGGCAACAGTTATGCAGAAACCTGTTGAATACGTAGCAAATGCGATGGTTTCTACGAACAATAAGATGCTTCGGCAGATAGGTGTACAGCTTGACCGCACAGGTAAAACAGCTATTATCCGAAGTGGTAAAGTACGAATTGAAGTTGAAAAAGATATAGATAAGATCCGTCAAGGTATTATCGAGGTTCTTCAAAAGAATTTTGGTGGTGCGATGGACGCTTTCAAAAATACCTGGAGAGGTTCTCTGAATACCATGAAAGGTCTTTGGTGGACATTCATGGCGGAAGTTATGGGAACAAACAATTCAGGAGGTCCTTATGAAACATTAGTCAAAGGGATAAACAGGGTTCGGGATGCTTGGGTAGAATGGAAAGAAACTACGGATTATACAGAATTTATAGCAAATACCCAAGCAGTATTTTCAGCCATGATTGATGGGATGATTAGTGGAATTGAGATGTTAGTAAAAGGGTTTAAGTGGTTGCTTGATAATCTAGAGATGGTAAAAACAGCGATTATTGTATTTGCAAGTGCAAGAGTGATGGGGCTTCTTATTCGTTCCTTTGCTTTCCTTCGTACTGAATTAATTGCAGGAAGTGCGGCCACTTCGTTATTTATGAAGGCGATATATGCGCTCAGGCTTGCATTTCTTGAACTACGCACGGCAAATACAATTTTAGGAGGGCTAAAAGGAGCACTTGCCGCTTTGGGGCTAGGGCCGGGTGGTTTGTTAATCGGAGCAATCGGTGGTTTGGTACTCCTTGCGGAAAATTTGAAACCTCCGTTTGAAGTTGCTTATGAAGCAATTCGTAAGTATAACAGGGAATTGCGAGCCATCCCTGTTGATAAACTTAAAGAGATTGTTGATCTTAGTTATTCCATGGGTGGGTTTGGGATGGGGGGAAATTATAAAGCCTCCATAGCGCAAGCGGTACAAAATGAAACAGCTAGGACATTGGCTGAAATAAAAACACAAGCTGGGAAAATGAAAGCTATGTGGAACTACATTAAGCAAAAAGGGTACGGGGATAAGATATATGTAGAGCCAGAAACAACAGATCAACCCAGTATGGGTGGTGGTGAATCTAAGTATAAAAAACTCATCCAGCAAATGAAGGATGAGGCAAAATATCTTGGTGCAAACGTACAAGCCTTTCTTCCTATACTGGATCAATGGGCATCTAAGATGAAACCTCTTTCTGAGGATTGGAAGCTGATTAAAGATTATGCTATGGAAATACGAACAGGAATGGCTAAAGAAGCTGGGAAAGAAGCCGCTGATACAATGAAACGGCTGGAAGAACAAATAAAATTGCAAAAGGAAGCGAGAGAAGCGGCGGAACAGGGAGTAGAAAAGTTCTGGAGTACAGCATCTACTGGATTTTCGCAAGGACTCATTAAAGGTCAAGAGTATTTCCAGATGTTGGAAAATGAGTTTGAGCAGTTGAAACAGAAATTGAACACGGAAACTGGTGGATTCTTGAACATGGAAGATATGTTCAATTGGTCCGATCAGATGCTTGCTAGATTCTCCGAATTGCAGAGTGTTGGACAAACTCTTGCTTCACTTGACCTATCTAATCTGAATAACCAGATTGATAAAGGACTAATGTCCAAAAAAGAATGGGTTAAGCAAGTTGAACTACTTATCCAAAAATACGGAGAGCTTCCGTTAGTGGTAGAAATGTTACGAAAAGAACTGGAAAAAGCAACGGATAGTTCAAAGCAATTCAATTTCTCCTTGCTTGAAACAATAGAAAGTTTTGGAGAGAATATGGTTGATGCGCTTGCTTCTTCCATTGCCTACGGAGAAGACCTTGGTGATACTATGCGGAGATTAGCACAAGATATTGCCTATGCCACTTTTAAAGCGATTCTGTTGCGGTCGATTATGGGTATATTTGGCGGAAGTAAAATCGGTCGCGCCTCGGCAGGTGTAGGCGCCATATTACCCGGCGGAAATATCGTGCCCTTCGCCCGGGGGGGCATCGTGGACCGGCCCACCCAGGGCGACTCGATGATCCTGCCGCCCATCGCCCACGACGTGAAGGTCATCTCGATCGCCATGTTCACCCAGGGCAACACCCCGGAGGCGTATGAGCGGCTGATCTTTGATATTCTTCGTGGCGACGCCACGCTGTTCTCGCGCTGGGACGAGGTGGAGGCTTCCTGGAAGTTTGCCGAACGCATCATTGCC